GGCAAACTGGGTATCGTTCGCAGAAAACGACATAGACTGCCATTTCAACCCGCTCGACAAGATTGGCACTTTGCCAACATTGAGTCCCTTGGAATACTCCTCCCAGCGCTCACTGAGTTCCTTGGACTGCTCACGCGTCAGACGCTCATCGGTTTGGATAATTCCACTCGGACGACTCTGGTTAGCGTAAAACAGAATGGCTTGCTGCGCCATCGCGGCCCCAAGGGCCCCATCCATAACGGCCGCAGCGAAAGGGCTTTCGCCTCTTAGGGGGTGTTGAGGAGTAGCCAAGCGAACGTGTAATACGTCACGAGCAGGCACAGCAGCAAGAGGACGAGCACTCGACGGTTGGCCATCCATCAACCTTCGCTCAATGATCTCGTTGCCGCCCAGGGAATAAAACACATCGCCAGTGCCGGCCACCCAAGCCGAGCACCGACGCGGATCCATCAGGTGCAGCTCGGACGGCTCAAAGCGATTGTTTCGGAGCGCTACCGCATACGCATTACCCTCGCCATAAACTGAGCGAACAAGATTAAGCAGGAAGTCAGAGGAGGACTGATAGCTATTAGGATTACGAAGAATGCGGGATAAAGCAGAATTTCGAACACGCTCACGCCCGCCATTTGTCGCTTCCCTCCAGTGATCACCTGGACACATCGCAATCGTCTGAGCATACGAGCTGATACAGGCCTCAAGGATTGCGGACCGTTCCCCAATCGGCAGTGGATTGTGCCCGCTCTGCCACCAATTCCAGCTCTTTCCCCAGGACGCAGGAATCCAGCCGTCCATAGTTAACCATGGCCCGTCACGATATTGACCCTCGGCAGCTTTCGTCGCCGAGGGTCGGAAGATGCGGGTCAGAATGGACACGCTTACTTCTTGGGCTCTTCGCCCTTTGGCGGCTCAACCTTCGGCGGTTCCGCGGCCTTTGGTGGACGGCCAGGGCCGCGCGGTGCTTCAACCGACCGAGTCTGATAGCCACCCGCCGGACTAACGGCCTCAAGCGCACGCTGGTTCGCGCCAGCGCGATCTTCTTCCGCCTTCGCCGCAGGGCCTTCTTTTGGCTGCTCGACAGGCTCAGCCTGAGCCGAGTCATGAGAGCCAGTCAGGATCGCATCAGCCACATCCTGAGAGGGGTCTGGCTTCTGCTCAGACTGCTCCCGCAGCGTGCGCTCAGACGCTTGGCGAGATTCCTCACCGAGCTTCTTCGTCACTTCGCCGGCAGCCTTACGCTGGTCAGCAATGGCCTGGTTGACCTCCTGGGTCGACCGAGCCAACTGCTCCTGGGGGGTTTCATTCGGCATTCTATAATCCCTTCAAACCAATAAACCGCGCTTTAACCCCTATTGATCCAAGAACCAATAGGGATATGTTACCAAGTGACCGTGTCCACATACTGGACAATTCCAGTCCTACGCACGCCCCAGGTCACATCCATGAGCATCCGCAGCGCAAGCTGCGCGGTTTGGAACATGGACTGGGTCGGAGCTGCAACTGTCGCCGGAGCGCCTGCCGTGCCGATCTGCAGAGGAGTGGTATCTTCCATGTGCAGAGTAGGCGTATCGGCCAGCTCGAACTCAGGCGCATCACCAACAGCCGACACAAAATCGGCCGCATCAACCGCAATCACACGTGCGAGAGTCGCGCCCGTAGAGACAACGATCGTGAACTCGCCAAGAGTGTCGTTCGCCCAACCCAAGGTGCCGTCAGCACCGGGAGTCAGGGCAAGTGACCGAGCCTGAGCCGGGTGCATAATCAAAAAGATATTACGGCCCATATTCGCAGCGTCAAACGGAGCAACAATCTTTTTAATGTCGCCCAGAATCGCTGCATAACCGCCACCAGCGGTTGCTGTCAGCGCCGACACGCCGTTGAGAAGACCGGCCGGACGAACCGCTGAACCCGCCGTTGCATCGAGCAACAGCGAATCAAGAGTCGCCGCCGTATCAGCAATGATCTCACCGCGGATCAAAGCTTCAATGGCTGGCGTGCCATAACGGGCGATCTCACGAGAGAAGACCGAAATAACACCCATCTTCTTCGGGGTCAGGGTCAGCGAAGTAAGACCAAGCCGGCGAACCGGGATGGGCGAACCTTCACCAACGAACGAACCCGAAATGCTTGGAGTCGAAGAACGCGACGGAATCTTAATCGCACCAGCGTTCGGGCCGAAGTTCAAACCAACACCGGCATTCCGAAGAGCCGGATAGACTGAGGCCGGACGAAGCGTCTCGAGGAAGTCGACCATCACGGTGTTAACAAGCTCGGCCGCCCAACCTGATGTGGTGGTGGTCGCGCCAGCAACAGCCGCCCTGGTAATCAGATGAGTCGCCTCATCGTCAGGATACATCTTCTGGAGGACCGTGTCCGGATCCCGACCCGTCGTGTGCGCAACAGCATGAACCGCAGCCGAGCGAATGACGTGATCAGCCGGGCGGACTTCCTTGACCGGAATACCAAGCGGACGCTTGATCGCCGGAGACTGAATGGCCGCCGTCTGGTGCGACCTCTGGACAACAGCTGGCTCGCTCTTGAGCGCGAGACGCTGTTCGGCAGACTGAAACGCCTTCAGGGTATTTTCCTTGCGCTCGATCGCGGAGTTCAACTCCTCCATCGCCGCAATATCGCCCTCATCAAGATCGCCAGACTTGGTCGTGAACTCGGTGAGAGCATCACGCAGTTTGACAATTTCGGACTGCGTGTCCTCAATGCGCTTAGACAGGGAAACGGGTTCCATTTTAATACCAATCGATGAAAATGATTTGGTGCTGGCAAACTCGCCGTTGCGATTAACAAAGCCAGAGTTCCTCTCGGCAAGCTCGCCCAGAACCTCGGCCTTGATCTCAGTCGAAACGCCCAGGGATCTCATGACCTGGAGCGCCGATGGATTTGCTGGAATGCTCACAAGCGAACATTCGACTAATTTTGATCGTTTAAACCGACGGCCCTTGCCGCCCGGAAGAGGTTCGGCTTCAAGCGGCACAAAGCCGACAGAGACGCCCTTCAGGATGCCCTGCTGCGCAAGAGATCGGATCTCGTCGATCCGCGCTGACGTGCCGGATGCGGCCAGCTCAAGGCGGCCTTTCAGAGCGCTACCCTCGACACGTAAATCAGCCCAACGGCCAATTGGGGGATCTTTCGAATTATGACCCCAGAGCGCAATCGGATTGCGCCTGAAGTCCTCTAGATCCCAACCGCGCGGATCTACGACGTCGCCGTATCGATCCACCGTCGCATCGCTCATAATATATTCGAGCGTCTTTGGATCGACGGTCGCCGTCGCTTCTTTATGAACAAGTTCCATACGCAACAAACCTAAAATAAATCAGCGCGTGTCACCGTCAAAAAGCGGAAGCCCTAGCGATCATAGGGTTGCAACTTGCCCCGCACGCCGCGCTGAACTCTGAAATCACGCAATCATTGCCATAACGTCAATCGAATCTTCAATATACGATCCCGCCACACCCATCATCATCGCCAAAGCCACCGCACCGTCAATTCGACCCCTGGATCGCGCCTTGGACAATTTCCGGTTCCCGGCCGGATCGGTCTGAACTACGGAATGTGCCATGCACATGTTTAACACAGGATGGTTACCATGATTTATCTTACGATTCAAAGCCGCCCCTTCAAGCTCCCGAAGAGCCGGGCTCATTGACTGAAATCCCTGTCCAAATTCCTCGAACTTTTCCTTAACCATAAGCTCGTCAAATCCAACCTTGAGCAGCCAGGGCTTGAGATGTCTAAGATTCCATCGGTCGAAGGCGATCTTCCGAATGTCATAACGGCCAAACATTTCATAAAGATAGAGCGCAACATATTCATAGTCGATCGATGACGCGCCGTCGATCGCGGTCAGGAAGCCATCACGGGCCCATAAATCATAAGGGACGCGATCAGCACGAGATCGGTCCCTGAGCCCATGACCCGGTAACCAAAACGTTGGATGGATCTGCCAAACCCCTTCATGGTATCCGCCCAGCACGAGCGCCGTTAAGTCATTGACTTCCGATAGATCAAGCCCGCCATAAACTGGTAGGCCGTCCAGCGGGATTAAAGGCGCATCACCACACGCGCTCCAGACCCCACGCGGAAGATAGGGGCTCGAAGCTTCAACGCGTTGGTTCAGGATAAGGTTTCTATATTCAGCCTCCCGGCTCGGCATGCGCCGAGCGTCCTCGGCCATGGCCAAAACTTCCTGCTGGTTCATGAAAATATCGAAGGCCGGATTCGCTTGCCGAATCGTCTCTTCTACAAAGGGATCCGCATCCATGTCGGCTGTTTGCAACCGCAACACAACACGCGGGTCATATCCACCCTTGGCATCGTCAATCAAAATCGACAGAAGATCGGCCTCAGTGGGAGCCTGTGTTGAAATTATCACACTTAATGGCTGTTCCTGCGCTGCGGTCGCGGTCTCAAGCGCTTCATACAGCTCTGATCGCGGCCCCTTTACCTGGCCCAATTCGTCATGGACGATCAAAACCGGACTCAAACCATAGGACGTTGAGGCTTCAGCCGAGAGCGCGCGATAACTTGTGCCAAGCTCCGGGCAAAATAACTCCTTTTTCGTGTCCCGGATAATGATGGACGCCGAAAGATCTGGCGACATCCGGACCATCTTGGCAGCCAAACTGAACAAGATGGCCGCCTGATCGCGTGACTGCGCCGC